TGCATAAGTATAACCAGTACCTGCAGTTGTTACCGTTGCAGCTGAAATAGCACCACCTGATATTGTTACCGAAGCAATCCCACCAGAACCATCACCACGAATAGGTATAGCGGTAATTGTTGTTCCTGAACTTAATGTATAACCAGAACCACCAGCAACCACTAAGATAGTGTCTAATGCACCATCAACCGCGGCAGCAGATACAGTTGAATCAGTTGAAACAGGAATGAAATCAGTAGAAGCAAAATTTGTTGCTTGAGAAGTTGTTAAAGAATACATATATTTCCATCTGTATCCATCAGCAGTAGAAAATATAGCTGTTGAAGTAGAAGTTGGTTCTACTGTTGAAGCAGTAGCACCATCATTTTCAATAACTTTATAAACAGCATTAGCAGAATTAATTACATAAAAGTTTGAATCAAAAATATTACTTGCGCCACTATTTGCAGTATTTGAGGAACTTATATTATGTTCGTACATATCATAAGTTGTGCCAGTAACCCACGATCTTTTTTGAATTACATGGCTTACATCTGTACTAGCAACTTTTTTAGCGCCCAATAGTTCGTCATAAGAATAATATTCAGTTGAAATATCATCATTAGGTGTTGGTGGAGTAGTGTCAGTTCCTTCATCTATTGAGTTTCCTTGTACATCTACATCAGTTGACCAAGCCTGTGGTCTACCTATAAACAAATAATACGCAGTTGGAGACGCTTCTGAGAACGACTCAACAAATTGTTCTGCGTTATTTATTCTAAATTTATTTGTAATAATTGCTGCCATTGTTTTATTCCTATAAACTATTTATAATGATTTTTTAAATCAGTTATACATTAATCCTTTCATTAAATTAAGTTAGCCCAACCCCCATTTTCATAACCTTGAAACTTATTATCTGTTGAATTGTAAATAATCATACCGTTAGCAGCAGTTAATGCGTTTCTTTGCGTAGTTGTTAAACTAGCAACTTTTAAACTACTAGTTAATGCGATTGTTCCTGTAATATTAATATCTCCTGTACCTATGATATCATAGTCATTTAAATCTAGATTTGCCCCTAATTGAGGAGAAGTATCAGAAACAATATCAGTTAATGCAGCTGCAAATGATAAATCACCTGAACCGTTTGTTTGCAAGAATTGTGCTGCACTTCCGTCTCCTGAAGGATAAGATAATCCATCTAATACTACTCTTCCAGAACCATTTGGGGTTATATTGATATTTCCATTTGATACTGATACAATATCAGCCCCATTTACATCTAAATCTCCGCCAAGTTGTGGTGTTGTATCGCCGACAATATCTGTAAGACCACCAGAACCTGGTTCAAATCTAGAATTTGAAGAACTATAAGTTAATACTTGACCATTAGAGGCCCCAGCGATTGTAATTTGTAAGGCAGTTCCTGATCCTAATGCAGTATATATCTCATCAAAGTTATCATTAATTAAATCACCCCCAGCACGAAGTGTACTACCTGTGCCATCGTTTGCACTTGATCCTAAACCGATTGATTGTTTTGCCATTTATATCTCTCTTTTTATACTATTTATAACCAATTTTAGTTTCTATCAAAAGTTAATGAAGTAGAATCGAATGTATCATTGATACCATCAAATCTTGTAGAAGTTGTTGTAATATATGAAGGGATTGCAATATTCCACTTAGTAAAAGGACTCGTATCTTGAGTTGCGTCTGAAATACTTGCGTTTGTTACCTGTTCAAATACATTTTGCAATTCGGCTATTGTTAATGCACGATTATTAATTGATACAGCTGTGCCTATTTGTGAAACAGGAACTCCTGATTGTACAAAAGCTGCATTATTATCGTAAGGATTTGTTCCTGATGTTTGATTATAAACCCCACCAAATACATTACTTGCGAATCTAAATGCTGTTTTAACTTTAGGTCCTGCATATGCAAATCCTAATCTTTGTTCAGTACCCCCAACATTAAAATCTAAATCTGTGCCATCACCTACAAGTTTAACTGTAATTTGTTTTTTCAAGGTAACATCTCTTGTGGTGGCTGTTAATGCAGTATCAACATCATCGGCATCCACACCAGTTTCAGGATTACTTCTTAGTGAAGTGCCATCAGTTTCAGTTCCTATTCTACGACCAAATACAGTTGAAAACAAATAATTTAAAGTAAAGAATAAAGGTGATTGTGAAAGACCAGATATAAGACCATCAACAGGAACTGATATTTGTCCACTAACTCTAGTTTGTACTCTAACCTCACCACTTATATAAAAACCTGCAGGGTGAATTGCTTTCTTAATATAATCTCTCCAGTTGGCAATAGTTTCTCCTACTTTTACAACATAAGAATAATCTTGATAGTATAAACTATCTTGAATTCTTTTTGCCTTTTCAGATGTAAATCCATCCTCACTAACATATTTACCAGATGTTGTTATCGTTGTACCAGTTGTAGCTGTTAATGTTGCTGGATCAATTTTTTTAACAACACCGGTTGTGCCACCTGAATATGTAATTGTTTCACCAACAACAGGAGTTCCTGATGTTGCAGTAAAAGAAATTATACTATTTGAAAATCCTGTAACCGTTCCTTCAGCACTTGATGTACCACCTGTAAAAGTTTCACCTGCAACAACATTACCTGATAGAGAACTATTTACCATATTGATAGGTACTGTTATGGTAGGAGTACCTGTATAATTAACACCAGGTTCTATTAATAATGTCTCGGTAATTCTTCCTATTTCAGGACCAAAAGCAATAATACTTGCACCTGATCCCAAACTACTTGTAACCGTACCAGTAGGAGGTGTTGTAAATCCAGCACCTGTTCTTACAATTCTAATATCAGTAATATCATTAGTTGCACTTGTGCCTGCTTCTTGTACAATTTTATTACCAGCATAGTGATCTAAAAATTGTGTATTATCTTCTAAGACAATATGATCATCTGTGGCCATACTATATGCTGATACACTGCCTGTCTCAGGTGCAAAACCACCATTGACTACTGATACAACAGCCTCTGGTGTATTACCGCCTGTTCCTGTTATATTAAAGTTTACAGCGTCTCCTACAGCATATCCTGTTCCACCTGCTGAAACGAATATATCTGTTATTGGTCCTGGTCCTATAGCACTAACTCTTGCACTAGCATCAGTTCCACCACCACCTGAAATAGTAATTGTGTCATTAACACTATATAAAGAACCATCATTTGTTATATTAAAACCACCTATAATAGTTTTTATAACACCCTTTGCAGTTAATGTAGAATCTGAGTTATCAATACCTATTATATTTTCTCCATTTAAAAAAGTACCACTAATTGAATTAATATCTAATTCTAACTCAAAAACATCTGTTCCTGATAAATTAAATTTTGTAGCATCAATACACCTTGCAGTTGCTGTGCTACTTCCAGTTGTCATTGTAATTGTTTGACCTTTTAATTTCAATAAAGAACCAGAGGTTTGTGTTGCTCTCAAGATTGTTCTTTTATTAAATTTACCATCTGATGGTTTTATTAAATCTCTATTTGGATAATAAATATCTGCTTCTTCATTCAATAATAATCTAAAAAATAATTGATTTGCTTTTTTAGTTCCTTTTGCCTCATACAAGTCTTTTATATTTTTTAATGTTTTTCTTTTATCAGTTAATGAACCTAAATTATCAGTAATACCTGACATAAAAGATTTTCTCATCTCAGCCAAAAAGTCTGAAATGGTTGTATCAGAGTTAGCATAATTTAGTAGTTGTTGAATATTTTGAATAGGATTTGCTCTGTATCTTCCTATTGTTGCTGTTGCACCTGAAGTGCCTCCAGTAATAGTTTCACCAGTTTTAAATCTATTTTGAGAGGTAATAAAAAGTCTATTGTTAGGTATGTTTGTACTTAATATAGTTGCCTGAGCACCAGTTGTAGAACCTGTAACCACTTCACCATTTCTAAATGCTGATAAGAAACTATTTTCTTCTAATATAATTGTGTCACCAGCTTCATCGGTAGCATCCTCATAGATTAATTTTTGTAAAGAATTAACATTATCAGACTCTAATAATACTTCGTCTTGCTCAGAAATATCTGTAAGTTGAAGTTCAGCTGCTTCTAAAAATATAAAATATGTTTGAAGAAAATCTGTAAATCCAGAATGATCTGATTTTACAAAGTCAGGTGCTTGTTGACCTACTAAAGATGATATTTTTTTCTTTAATGTAAAATAATTTTCAGACATTTAACATCCATATTAGTATGTACCACTAGTGCCACCAGTAGAGGTTGAATAACTAGTTGAAGTTGAATATCCTACACCAGAGGATGATGAACCACTTTCTATCGTATCAACATTTCCTGTTATTGTAGAATTTGCTGTATCAATATTTAAAACTTGTCCTCTAACAGGTGCAATATCATTTGAAGATGGTATAACTGTAACCCTTATTTGAGTTGATGTAGCACCATCTACATTTGACACACCAGTTATTTTTGCTGATGAAATAACAATTTCTCCAGTAGAATAATCTACTGTACCCCAATTATTATTATCATAAGTTATTTGTCCATCCACTAAATGATATAATCTAATATTACCAGCACCATCATCATTGAAATAATATTCAACGGTGGTATCATCATTTAACTGAAAACCTGTTGTTGACACAACACCACCAGCTGTAGAGTTATGGCCACTATGAGGATTGTAAATCGCATTATTAAATGATATCGTATATTTTTGACTTGCAGTAGAAGAAGTAAGTGGAGTAAATTTTTGATAAACTTTAACAGTTGAAATATTACTTATGATTGACGGATCTGTATCATCTATTACACCACTAACTACACTATATCTAAATACACCTACAAAATTATTTAAGGTATTTGTTGAGTAATTTGATAGTGCCGTAGAAACTTCACTTGCCAAAGTTGTAGAATCTTTAGATGTTAAATTACTATTATATTTAAAAGTTGTATTTAAAACAATAAATGTTGTTTCAGGATCTACTAAAGTTGGTCTAACTGAAGCAACAGCATATTGTCCTAATTGTGTTTCGATTTCTGTTTTATCTACTGAAGTTAAATTAGTACCATCTGCTAATTTAACTGATATAAAAACTTTACCATATTGAGGTACAGAATTATCTTCACCGCCCCATACTTGAATAGCATTTGCCGCAGGATATATTTGTTTTACTAATGTTTTATAGTCTGCAGCTGTTACCGCTCTATCTTGAGAACCATATTGTAAAGGTGCATTTAATTTTATAGATGCAATACTTTCTGGTTCTGAACCACCAGCAGAATTACTATTAACTGTAATTGTTTGAGCAGAAAATCCTGCAATAGTACCTGATAATGAAAAACTATTCGCACCATTTGAAAGAGATTTATTGGTCACTATGTAGGTTAACTTAACTATGTTACCATCTTGTATTTTTTTACCTACAGCACCATCACCAAAGTAAACTTCAAATTTACCATCTTCAACCTCTTGGGTAAAATAAACTCTACTATCTGAAGCGACACCTGTTAGTGATGACGCTTTTGTATATGTAAGTGTCGTTGTATCTGAGGATGAGTTTTGTACATCAACCTTTAATGTTGTTAAATCTGCATTAGAATTAGGAACTATAAATTTTTGATCTTCATTATTACTATCTGCCGTATATTGAAAGGTGACTCTAGTACCTTCATAAATTTTTACATTTGAAAATGTATAGACACCATCTTGAGGTGTTATTGTTTTATCTGAATTGGTGACATAGGTATATTGTGTATCACCAACAGTTGTCGTAAATTTTGTTCCTGCAGGCATTGTTACCGAAGCGCCTGACGCATTTGCTAAAACAACAGTAATATCGGCCTCAGGTGCGATTGCTGAAGCAGGAGTATAACCTAACATTTTAGATAATGATACTACACTTGATCTTAAAGCAGCACTATCAAGGAACATTTCATTTGCTAACATATTAGCATTAAACCCTAGATAGTGTGTATTGTATGAAAGTAGATCAAGAAGAACTGACATACCAGAACCTTCAAAATCAAAATCAGCAAACTCTGCTTGATTTCTTAAAAAGTTTTTAAGATTAGTTTTGATTTGATCAAAGTCTAATTCTGTAACCTGTAATTTTTTTGTTTCGTTAGCACTAGTTGTTGTAGCCATATTATCT